AGCTACCACCACCGCCCGAGCTACCACCACCGCCCGAGCTACCACCACCGCCCGAGTTACCACCACCGCCACCAGTTCCTGAATTTTTATTTTTTTCCTTTTCCTCTTCCTCTTTCCGTCTTTGCTGTTCTTTCTTTACCTGAATTTCTCTCAGTAACCGTTGATATTCATTCTCATCTTCCAACGCTTTCTTTAACTTTTCTTTTTCAACTCCAAGCTTTTTTGCGTTTTCTTCGACATCCTTATCTCCCATACTGATTTTTTTTTCCCCTGAATTTTTTGGGGCAACATCTTCAATATCAAAAACTTGCATTTCTTGCTTTGGCCCTTTTGAACCTTGATATTCGGTTCGATATAGGCACTGATCTAAAACGCAAGCAACTTTTGTGATTGTCGTTATATGAGTGATTCCAGTTTTTTTATCCAAAATGCCTATTTGTTTCGGCTCCCATAAACTTGTCATATCATTCAATCTTTTGTCAGTACGAAAACCCCACGTTACATCTCCAACTTTTGCAGTTTCTGCAAAAGATCGAACCGGAAACAAAAAAGCGACCGCCAATAAAACGACCGCTGAAAAATTCATTTTCATAAATAATCCTTTAAAACTAATACTTTAACAAGTAAATCAGCGATAAAACCGCGAAAAACCCCATCAAAAAAGGAAAATCAACTACCATCATGCACCCCGATTACTGATATAAATATAGCTACCAACCTAAAACAAAACATCAATACAAAAATCGTTAAAAAGAAAGTAGCAACTTATGAACCATAGCCGATTTGTTCCAAAATCGAACACTCAGGAAAATTTAAAACTATCTTTTCAGAACCAACAAACCAGTCTTTGCCTTGCTTTCAAGGGACTATCAAGTAACCCTCCGAATTCAAAACGGGGACAATCATTGACCATCAGAAACACCCGAAGAACTTATAAAACGAGCTACGATCCTGAAGAAAAAAATAATTACAAAGACTAAAACAAAAGGCGTAGCTATTTTTGAACCATATGAGAACTGATCTAAAATCGAACACTCAGGAAAATTTAAAACAATCTTCTCTGAACCGACAAACCAGTCTTTACCTTGCTTTCGAGGGGCTATCAAATAGCCCTCCGAATGCAAAACGGGGACAATCTGAGATACGACATAATCAGTCGCAATTTCGCTTGACTGAAAACATTGCAATCCGACACGCGCACCCATATTGCCCCCTTTAACTATTTACCGCCCATGAAGCTGGTAACGAGGCGGAAAGCCTTCATTACAACATACACCGACAGCAAAGCCATACCAACAGAGGTTACAACAGGAACGGCTTTTGCAATTTCAGTGGCCATTGTTGTACCAATATCTGCAATGCCTTCAGCATGTACAGGAGCTGACAAACCCAACATGGAAGAAGTAATGGCAAGACCAATGGCAATTTTTTGTTTCAAATTTTTCATAAAAAACACCTTTTAGTAAATTAAACCCCATTTTCAAAGGCAAACGGGCAGCCCAAAAACTATTTAGCTACCTTTTCAGGATCATTCTTTGCCGCACGAACCGGAATTAAATCAACAATCACGTTTTGAACACGGTTACCATTCGTCTGAACTTCAATATCAATTTCAGCTTCAAATGGAATCGGGATACCATTAAATTTTTCAAAGTTTTCCGACGTTCCAAATTTCAACGGCTCAGTAGCAGAACCTCTCATATCGGGACTGTCTCGAGCAAATGGAAATTCAACATAGACCGTCGTTGAATCGTATGGTTTTCCAGTGTCTTTCATAACGCCTTTAGAACGTTTTAAGCCTTGTACTTTTGCGAACATTTTCATATCAATTACCTTCCTGCCTTATTAGGCTTTTGGACTAAAAATACACATCAAGCGACCATCTTTTTCACTGTGATATGCAAAACAATTTAAATTAAGTGCATGTTTAATTCCCAAATGAATCATATAGTCAAATTCATCTTTATCTTTGTCAGTTACGTATTTAAATTCAGCAAATTGGCTCACTGACAAACAAATCAAAACACGCCTTAAAACATAAAAATCATGCGATTCGTCATCAACTAAAATACATGGATAGATCTTCCAATTACACTCAACGCCTTTAATCATTTTCCAACCCCTGAAGAACCATTCCATACTCGTCCATCAAATCCAATTCAATAGAACCTTCGTATTCGTCATGAATAAACTGCATATAATGACGTCTTGCATTCAATGCATACTCAACCGAATAAGAGGCAGGATTCACACGCTCAGGCAATGCGCCGTCTTTACGCCTTAGACGCTCAACAATCTCTTCAGGCGACATACCCAACTGAATCATCATATTTACTGCACGACCAGCTTGGCATGCGGCGACTTCCTGAACCCTATCAATGGAAACTTGCAATCTTTTTTCAGACGACAAATAACGATTAGCTGAACCAAAATCCTGCAAACGCTCACAAATTGGAAAAGAACCGCCCCAAAATTGACCCGGATTAAGCAATATATCGAGCGGGATCAGACAGTTTTTGCCCATAAACTGGAGTTCAAATCTTGTCCAAAACATTCCCGATGTATCTCCCTGTTCCTTTGCCTTATCATAGATTCGACAATAACAAGAAGAATTTTTAGACCCTACACCGAGTGTCTTTCCGTTATGGGTTCCATTCAGCCAATCAGATCCAATTTGCGCCACCAGCGGACGCTTACCCCGCTTGTCAAATTCGCCATTCTGATAAGATGCCCACGCAGTATCAGGGCTTATTTCTTCGCTATAAAAATCTTTTGCTACGTCACAACGCGTTATGCGTGGACTGTATGCGTGTTCATTCAGAAAACGATATAAACGCTGTTCCCATCCGTCTTTAGCAGCCGTACACCCTTTACCTGTCAATTCAATCAGAATCGTGGCATTCTGACCGCCGATGTATGCCTGACCGTATAAAACACCCTCAACCGACATTTCCCATCTTTCGTCATAAAAACGACCTTTGCCGACGGGAGCAGGGGAACTAATACCAAATCCAAAAATCCATTCAGCAATCTCAGACCAGTTTTTCATCACGTCAAAATCGGTTAAAGGTGATGGGATTCCCATCGCAAGCAATTCAGGCGCGAAGCCGACAACCGATTTTTCATTGAATGTAAAGCTCAAGGTATCAATGAAAGCAGTGTTTCCAAGCCCGCGACGAAGCGGGATTACTTTTAAATTTCCATCAAAATCTATTACTGCCGTTTCATAACGTTCATATTCCTGATTTAAAACAACAGCTTCAGAATATTCTGACGTTGATTCGCCCGAAGTTTTCAAATCTCGACCCCCCCTGTTAGATAGGGGGGGGGATTATCCCAAGCCCCTAAATTACTCATCGATACACCCCAAATCTTGCTTAGGCTCACCATGAGAAACGGGCAGGGCTATGCCCGCAGCCACCCACATTTCTGCACGCGAAATGGCTAAAACTTCAGATCGAAGATCAAAATAAAGCGTATGGAGCAAAATATCATGTTCACGACACTCAACCCGCCAGCCTGCATTTTCCTGTATTACTTTTGCGCTACGTTTTTTCATGTTTTGACCTTTTTACAACAAATAACTGTTATTTGCATTCATGTATTCAATTTTGGCATTGTATTCATGTATGCAAATATGCACAAGACAAGTATGCTTGCTAACAAGTAACGCCTTGTTTTATATTGCATAAAAGTTTTAGGAAAAATGACACATGAAATCACTTAGAATCAAAGAAGAGCAGGAAGAGAGCATTAGACGTCTTGCCATCAATGCCAATAAGAAACTGATACAGCTTGGGCGCGAACCACTAAAGGACAGCGAGCTTGCCCATATCCTACTAAACGAAGCCATCAAACGCGCCTACATCGGCGACGACGGCGAAATCACGATTAAGAACTAATGAAATCCTTAAAAAATCTATTGTTTATTTCAATAGGCTTTTCAATCGGTTATTTCACTGGATTCACACAAGGGGAATCAAAGGCAATTAAATGCCTAAAGACCCAAAAACCGACAGAGCTAAACTTATACTGTCTTTTTTCTTCCCCGAACGTCGAATTTATCGAACTGGACAAAATCGAAGAAATAAACCTACAAAATAAGGAGCAAACGCTCAAATAGAGAGCGTTTGCTCATTGAATTAAAATAAGCCCCGGAAAGGGGCTTATCATGGCAACACAATCTGAACTAATCGACCAAATCAAAAACAGGCTTTTTATCCTGTCTGACTATGCTTTATCTCAACGCTGGCAAGTAGAGCCGACCCGAATCAGCCAATACCGGCGCGACCGTCTGCGACTTCCTATCCGTTTTATTGAGGACATTGCCGAACAAATCGGCATTGACACGCTATCACTTATAAAAATGCTTGATACGGCGCGACTTACCAAGAAAAACAAGGACGCCTCAAAAATCTTATTCTGGCGACCAAACGAAAAAATAAGACGTTATCCGCCACCGTGGGTAGAGCGAAAACACTTTTTCAGACGAAAACGCTAGTTCGCATAATTT